CAAACCGCATAAGGAGAAATAATGGCAACCACAGTAATTACCGGTCGCGATATTTCGTTGTCTTTCACAGGTGGAACAGACATCGAAGCCCAAGCAACCAGCGCAGTTTTAACGAAAGTCAATGAGAGACAGACTTACCAAACCCTAGATGGTGAGGCATACAAGACCACCAATTTATCTGGAACATTTGTTTTGGAAATGTTAGCCGATTGGGGCAAAGCAAACTCAGTTTGTGAAGCTCTTTGGACAGCTGCTGAATCAACACCAGATACCGCAATTACAATAACATTAACAACAGCAACAGGTGCTCAATTTGTGTTTGGAGTATTTCCAGAATTTCCAACCGCAGGTGGAGCAGGAGTTGATGCACAAACTGTAACTTTTAATTTTAGAGTTGATAAAGGTGCAGTAACAGAAACCTTCTCATAAGAAAAAGATCGGGAGCAAAAATGAAATTACCAATTACAATTGAATATAACTCAGGCGAGCAAGCAACTTATATTGCCCAACCGCCTGAGTGGGCTAAATGGGAAAAAACAACTGGCAACACCATAGGTCAAGCAAAAGACAAACTTGGAATTTGGGATTTAATGTTTTTAGCTTATAACGCACATAAGCGAGAAGCAGCAGGAAAGCCAGTCAAAGGTTTTGAAATATGGATGGAAACTGTTGCCGATGTGCAAGTCGGTGATGCAGACCCAAAAGCCATCCAGCAGGAAGCCTAAACAGATTATTGGTTGAGTTGGCACTAGCCACACAAATTCCAATGAGTGAATGGGTTAATGCAGAAGATATTTTGACAGCGATAGAAGTATTGGAGCAAAGGTATGGCAAATGAAACGATTGCTTATAATCGTAATGACATACGCGACATTCTTAAAGCTTTCAAAGTTATGGATGAGCAAGCAACAGAGGAAGCAAGAGTTCAGTCTGCTGCTTTGGCGACTTACGCAGCTGAGGAAATTAAGACAGCAGCTAGAGGTCGAACAAAATCAGGCAAGGTTGCGCAAAGAGTTGCAGATGGCGTTAGCATCAAAAAATCAAGCAAAATCGGTGAATTTAGTTACGGATTTGCCAGACAAAAGTTTTCAGGTCGTGCTACTACGCAGAGCCTATGGGGTGGTGTTGAGTTTGGTTCCAATAAATACAAACAGTTCCCAAGTTATTCGGGAAGGCAAGGTCGTGGATCTCGCGGATGGTTCATTTATCCAACCCTTCGCAGAATTCAGCCTGAACTGATTAACAAATGGGAAGCTGCATATAATCGCATATTGGATAAGTGGGCATAATGGCTAGAGATACCAGAACGCTATCGTTAAAAATTCTTGCGGATATTGATGACTTAAAAAAGAAGTTAGATGAAGCCGATGGCAAAGTTCAAAGCAATAGTCAAAAGATTGCAGATTTTGGAAAGAAGGCTGCTGCTGCATTTGCCGTAGCTGCTGCCGCTGCTGTTGCCTATGGCACTAAATTAGCCGTTGATGGGGTCAAGGCTGCAATAGAGGATGAACAGGCACAATTAAGGTTAGCCAATGCCCTAAAACAAGCCACAGGAGCCACAGAAGCCCAAATTCGCGCAACTGAGGACTTTATTCTACAGACATCTTTAGCAACAGGTGTTGCTGATGATCAATTAAGACCAGCAATGCAAAGACTTGCAGTTAGCACAAAAGATACTGGCGAAGCTCAAAAATTATTGGCACTTGCATTAGATATTAGCAAAGGATCAGGTCGAGATTTAGAAACTGTTGTATCTGCATTGGGTCGGGCGCATGATGGACAAAATACAGCTCTTAGTAGATTAGGAATTGGATTATCCGCAGCTGAACTAAAAACAATGACATTTACTGAAGTTCAACAAAGATTGGCTGATCTTTATGGTGGCGCAGCTAGCGAAAATGCTGAAACATTCCAAGGCAAAATTGATCGCTTAAAAGTAGGATTTGATGAAGCAAAAGAATCACTTGGCGTTGCATTATTGCCAGCAGTTGAGCAATTTATTACATTTCTAAATGACACAGGCATTCCAACGCTTAATGGATTTATTGCGGGATTGACTGGCGATGAAGGATTAAGCGCAGGTCTTGCTGAAACCCAAAGAGGTGCTGAATCATTTGGCAAAGCAATTGGAGTGGTTATTGGGATAGTGCAAGGATTTATAACATTTATTAGAGAAGCAATTGGTTTAGTTGTATCATTAACAAATGAATTGATTAAAGCACTTAATGTAATTCCAGGAGTTAATATCGGGTCAATTCCAAATCCTGCTCCATCCGCAGGTGGCAAAAAAGTTCCAACAGTTCCAACTCCTAAGGGTGGATCAAATTTTACTTACGGATCGGGCAATCCGCTTTATTTAACTGTTAATGCTATCGATGGCGAGGGTGCTGCTAGAGCTGTTGCATCAACCTTAAATGCTCAATCAGCTAGAAGCACAACTGCGTTAAGGGATAGATAATGACCGCTTGGTCGCCAGACTGGAAATTGACTGTCGGTGGGGTTGATTATACTGACATAACGATCGCCGATGTTCAACATCAAGCTGGTCGATCAGATATTTACCAGCAAGCCCTGCCATCATATATGCAGGTTACTTTACTGGCATTAAGCGGACAGACATTACCATTTGACATAAATGATAGTTTTAATTTACAGGTAAAAGACAGTTCCGCAGTTTATGTAACATTATTTGGTGGCGATATTACCGACATAACAGTTGAAGTTAAAGATACTGGGAGCGTTGCCACAGTTGTTCAATACACACTGTTGGCTATGGGTTCACTTGCTAAATTAACCAAAGAATTATATGCAGGTACAATTTCACAAGATGAAGATGGTAACCAAATTTATGATTTATTATCTAGCGTCTTACTTGGAACTTGGAATGATGTTCCAGCAGCCACAACATGGGCAACTTATGATGCAACTGAAACTTGGGCCAATGCATTAAATCTTGGACTTGGCGAGATTGATACTCCGGGTCTGTACACAATGGAAAACAGAACAGCAAATACAGACACGATTTATAACATAGCAAGCCTAATTGCTAACTCAGCATTTGGATATTTATATGAGGACAATGAGGGCAATATCGGTTATGCCGATGCAGACCACAGGCAAAATTATCTATTAACTAATGGTTATGTTGATTTAAGTGCTAATCATGCACTTGCTCAAGGATTAAGCACAATTACGCGATCCGGTGATATTCGTAATGATATTTATATTAATTATGGCAACAATTTTGGATCACAGAAAACTGCAACATCCGCAAGCTCAATTGCACTCTATGGTTACAAAGCCGAAAGCATAAACTCGGTGCTGCATTCAGCTGTCGATGCGCAAGCTGTGGCCGATCGTTATATTGCTCAAAGAGCCTTTCCACAACCAGCATTTCAAAGTATCACTTTTCCAATTACAAATCCAGAGATTGACAATAGTGATCGGGATAATTTACTAGGCGTATTTATGGGGCAACCGCTTAACCTGCAAAACCTACCTGACCAAATCTCAAGCGGTGAGTTTGAAGGATATGTGGAGGGCTGGTCGTGGAGCACTAGATTCAACGAATTATTTTTAACAATAAATTTATCGCCTGTGGCATATAGCCAAGTGGCGATGCGTTGGAATACCACACCAATTGTTGAGGCTTGGAACACTTTAAGCACAACTCTTACTTGGGAATACGCTACAATAGTCGCATAAGAAAAGGATAAAATGCCAACTACAACCAATTATGGCTGGACAACACCAGCAGACACCGATTTAGTTAGAGATGGTGCAAGTGCTATTCGCACACTTGGAACTGCAATTGATACAACTGTTTTTAATAACGCAGGTGCTGCAATTGCTAAAACTATTGTAGATGCTAAGGGTGACATCATTGCAGCCACTGCCGCTGATACAGTAAGTAAACTCACCGTGGGTGCAAATGACACAGTCCTTACTGCGGACAGTTCAACCGCAACTGGCTTAAAATGGGCTACCCCTGCTGCTGGTGGAATGACTTTATTACAAACATTAACCCTTTCAGGTAATTCAGTAACATCATCAAGTTTTGCAACTACCTATAAAAAATTGGCTTGGATGTTTTACAATGTAGATATAAATGCGTTAGCAGAAATGGATATACGGGTTAATTCATTATCAACTTCTATTTATCAAAACAATTATATTGAAGGTTCTGCTTTTACTTATGGTCGTACAGGTGCGACAACCGCTATAGTTGGTTCCAATTGGGTTGGTGCTTCAGGCATAAACATTTCTGGTTATGGTGAAATCAACGACTATGGAAATACTGGAAATAATTACAAAACTGGTTTTGTTTACAATACTGCTGATGGAAATAGATGGTTTGGGCAAAATACTTTTGGAATTAGCACAGCCGCAGCAATTTCAACATTAACATTTTTTACAAGTGACCCCGCTAGAACATTTAATGGTGGAACTATCAAAATTTATGGAATAAATTAAAATGGAGGATACAAAAATGCCAATGGTTAGAATATATCAAAATGATGGCACATATATTGACCGTGAAATGAATGCTGAAGAAATAGCACAAGCGGAAATTGATTCTGCTAATTGGCAAAAACGAAAAGCCGAAGCCGAAGCAAAGGCTGCACAACGCCAAGCATTACTTGACAGACTTGGCATTACTGCCGATGAAGCAAAATTATTACTTGGCTAATGAAGCCGTATTTATCTAAAGCTGCTGAAACTTTGCGCGATCAGATAAATGATACTTTCGTGGATCGCAGCAGGAAAGCTGATGGATGGATCGGTGATCTTAAGCATCAATCAAGAAAATCCGACCATAACCCAAGACCTGACGGAGAAGTATGCGCGTTGGACATTGACGCTAGCCTTTCTGACCAACAAGGGATTAGTCATGCTTTGGCAGATCAGTTACGACTGGCAGCAAAAAAAGATAAGCGTATTTCTTACATAATCCATGCAAGCAAAATAGCTAGTGCTAGATCATTGTGGAAATTTAGAAAATATACTGGCATAAATCCCCACGATAAGCACATTCATATCTCATTTAAGCCGAATACAACTGGCGAAAAGTTTGACATCCCACTACTGAAAGGCAACTAAATGAAACTATCTAATAAACACAAAGCAGCAATTAAGTCATATTTAAGAGCTGTTGCAGCTAGTGGCGTTGCCTGTGCGCTGGCAATTGCAGCTGACCTACATCCTGCTTATGCAGCATTACTTGGTTCAATTGTGGCTCCAGTTGTTAAGGCTTTAGACCCTAACTCTGGGTTAGAGGTTGATTACGGAATAAATGCAAAATGACACCAAACGAATGGGCTGGCTTTGCCGCTGGTATCTGCGCCGTCGTAACAAGTTTATTGCTGGGTCTGCGCTTTCTTATTAAAGGTTGGCTTAACGAATTGCGACCGAATGGTGGCACTTCAATGAAGGATCAATTAAATCGACTAGAACAGCGTGTCGATGAATTATTCACAATAATATCTAAGTCATAATTTTAATCATGGCGAACACACGAAAACGCGCTAAACGAAAAAAAGTTAATCGGAGATCAGTTCGCCATACTCCTGAGCCATTGACAAAAATAGATCAACATTACATGGCTTTGCATGAATGCTATAAAGCAGCTAGAAAAGCAGGATTTACGCCTGAATATGCTTTTTGGTTAATGACTGAGCATCGAACATTCCCCGAATGGATCGTAGGCGATGGCGGCATTATTCCGTCAATTGATCCAACTGACGATGAGGATGACGATTAAAGCCAACCGCAGGTATCTAGTTACGCCAGATTTACAAATACCGCTGCACCATCCTAAAGCTGTTGCCAACCTTATTAAAATGGCAAGGCATGAAAAATTTGATTATGTATTAAATGTTGGCGATGAAATGGATTTGGGTAGTCAGTCAAGGTGGGCTAAAGGCACAAAATTAGAGTTTGCCGAAACACTTGATGAGGAACGCAAGTTAGGCCAAGAGATTCTTTACGATCTTGGCACTACTGACATTGTTAGATCAAATCACACAGATCGCATTTACCAGACTTTGCTCAAAGGTGCGCCATCACTTATTGGATTGCCAGAATTGGCTTATGACAAATTTATGGATTTTAGCAGCTTAGGCATTAGATTCCATAAGCGTGCCTACGAGTTTGAAAAGGGTTGGT